GATGTTTACCTGGCATTTCATTATCAATATCTTCACGAGTAAACATCGGCATATATAATTGATTAATGTGAAATCCAATCATTTTACAATCTTCGTCATTCGGATCTTTAAGGGCTACCCATTTCCCACGTTCTTGAGCGTCTAATTTGTCTTGTTCGTGAGCGCAAAACGGGCATTTAACTGTCTGCCCATGAATCCATATGCTTTTCCAATCATCAGATTCTGGAGTATATAATGGGAAATGTTTTTTGCACGATTCGCAACCTAAATAATAATACTGTTGAGAGGATGATTGCCACATTTTATGAAAACCAGATCCTTTGCGACGTGGCGTTCCAAAAAAAATTTGAACCCCTTTTGATGGTCTTCCATATTTGGCGGCGGTTAAAATTTTAAGAGCATTTCCAAGTGCCTGATCAGAAGTCTTTTGAACTTCATCAAAAAATATAACATCAGCGGTACGCCCCATTATGCGATCGGCATCTATGCCAGTCGATTCAATCCATAAATGATTTCCACCTTTAAATTGTTTAAAATGTAAAGAGTCATTTGTAGCTGAAGATTGATCTAATAATATTTGCATACAAGATTTTGGTTTAGATGATTTAGTTACATCTTGACCTGGAGCAATTATTGCTGAATTAATCATCTGATTTAATTTTGTTTTTGAGTATGCTGCCGCTAATTCAAGCTGTGGAAAAGTATGAATAACTCTGATTGGCGGGTTTTCCCCAGCACCAAAAATACCAGACCCCATAAAATACATTTCCAGAGCACTTGCCAATGTAGTTAATCCGCATTGGCGCCCCTTATCTATAATAACTGGTTTTGAATTATGCTCTAATGCTTTAATTCCAATATATCTATAAATATCACTAAGTGGTTTATATCCATTACCTTGTAAAGTGAAGGGCTTTCCTTCAAGTGTGAGGTGCGTTTGGCAAAACGTCACCGGATCAATCATAAGTAACTGTTCTTTTAATTTGTCAAAAAGGTGTTTGTCTTCCGATGTCATATTAATATGGATAATTATGCCCAAAGGTACCTAAGTGGCGCGACTGATGATATATAAATATACATGAAAACATGTAGAATGTGTTCGGTTAAGTTAGACGAAACAAATTGTCCTCCATCATTTTTAAAATTAGGCTTCACTATTTGCCGAGAGTGTGATAATTTAAAAAATAAATTACGAGGAATTAAAAACAGAAAATTATTAATTACTAAATTAGGCGGAAAATGCGAATGTTGTGGAATAACTAATTACGATTATTTATCAATAGATCATGTTAATGGGTCTGGACAACAAGATAGAAAAAATTTTAAAAAATGGAAAAACTATATTAAACATTTATTAGATATGCCATCCGATAATCTTAAAAAAGATTATAAGTGTTTATGTTATAACTGCAACTATTGCAAAGGATTCTATAAAATATGTTGTCACGAATTTGACAAATTATCGACTAATTTAATTTTATCTACTTTAAACTTATTACCCATATGTAATAGGGGGATTAAAAATACCAATCTATTAGATAGTGATAAAAAAAATAGAGCAAATATAATTCGACAAATTCAAAGAATTAAACACAAATTAGAGATGATTGATGCTTACGGAAATAAATGTACAATTTGTGGTGAAAATAATCCGCTTCTTTTGTCATTAGATCATATTAATAATAATGGTACTTCTGAAAAGTGTGGAGTAGATTTTTATCAGAATCTTAAAATATTAGGTTATCCTGGCAAAAATACTCAATTACAACTTCTTTGTCACAATTGTAATGCAGAAAAAGAATATATTAAAAATAGAATTAACAAACAAGAATCCATAAAAATAGACCCTGAAATATATTATAAACAAACGTATTCAATATCCAAACAACAAGATAATGATCTTTGGAATAGATCAAGACTAATAACTGCCAAATTAAAAGCGTCTCTTTACTTAGCTGGCATCAATGCATGAAATGCATCAGTATTAGATGCATCAATATCTACATCATGATCGCGCTCGCCTAGATGACTATCATTATGAAAATTATCTTGATTATTACATTTTGCATCTAAATTAAGTTTACTAACAAAAATAATAAGTTTATCATCATCCCAGTCTTTATCATCACTGACATCAGATTTATGAATTGTTCTTATTTTATCTATAATTGCTGGGACTGAAGTATTACCCTTCATGTCCCTAATGTGATTTTCTATTGTAGTTTCTATGCTAGGAAATTTTTTAATAACATTTGGTTTTCTGTTATGTTTTTTAGAATCTTCTTCTGAGTCTTCTTCTGATCTATGTTTTTTTGCAAGATCATTATCGTCAGATGCAGTTTTGGTATTTCCACCAATAGCATCTTCATTTTCAGATTTTATATTTTTAATATAAGCGGTTAGCCCGCTTCTTTCTTTCATATCTTCAACTGCCGACTCAACTGATTGATGTCTTGATTTTCCATTCATAATTGAATTAATCTGATCAAATAAAGAATTATCAACACTGCGCGGTTGTACGGCAGCCTTTTCTAAACTTTTTCTAAATTGTTTTAGCCAATGATCTTCATCAATGTCTGCATCAGATTGTCTTGAGACTACTGATGAGTATCTATTATATTTGGACATATTATCCTTTAAAGTTTTGTGCTAAATCCATATTATCAGTGGACGCAGGATCGAAATCGCCATCAGGCATATATCCACGATCCTGTTTAAGGGCATATCCCATATCCGATAATAACTGCATAACACTGGCTTGTTCTCTTTTATTTAGCCCATATTCTTTAACTTGCCTTGCATATAGATCTTCAATATCATGACCGGCAGAAACCATTCCATTTATACAAACTCTGGCAATCCTAGAAGTTAATAAATCTACGGTTACCATGATTCCAGAGACGCCAGTAATCTTCTGTGCTTCTTTAACCATGCCCTCAGTTACTTCGTCAGCCTTCTTTTTGCGCTTTGATTTTTTGTGAGTCTTGACCTTATCTAATCGATCTTGTAATCTTTCAATTCCATTATCAATGGTAGCTCTGACTTTTTCAATTTGGTCTGCATCTAGCTCGCCATCTAAATCTAATCTCATTGCTTTAGAGATTTCATTATCTAATCTTTCTAAATATGCGATAGCTCTATCTAGCCCGGCAGAATCATATCCTGAATGTTTTGGAACATCATTACAGCGCTCTTTTACCCAAACAATAAATCCTGAGGCGCCTTTTGATTCCCAATCCCACTTTTCATTTTTCTTTGGTTTCTTGGCATCATTCTCATCAACTTTGTTTTCGTCTTCTACGTCTTGAACTTCTGATACTTCTATCTCTGGATCTGGTCCGCCAAGTCCAATGGACTCATTTTCAAGAAGTCCTTTTAGATCGTTGTCGGAGTCAACAACTTCAAGTGGCTCATCAGAATGCTCATGCTCGTGAGGCTCATGCTCAGATGGCTCTTCGCTAATAAAATCTGTTGGTTCTTGTTTTGCCGCCTCATTTGGATCATCAAAAACTGCACCAAATGGAACTAATTGCGCCTCTTCTACTTCTAATTCGCCAGAATTATCATGAGAGTTACCTTCTTGTGAAGGCTCTAATACTAGCGTAATAAGATGTTCGTTTTGTTGTGCGGTTGACTTTAATGACATTTAGATACCTCTATAGCTATTTCTATACATTTATATGTAGTAATATTCGTTGTTCATATATTCCATTTATCTTAATATATCGAGATTCCAAGGTCAGTAGTGCCATAATAAGGGTTTTTACTGCTAGATGGCTCTAAGTCTCCATCAGCCAAATCTACGCCATCTGGAAGCCCAAAAAGACCATGAGTTGGTGCCGTATATTTTTCAGCAAGTTCATCTAATTTTTCATCAGGATCTTGTTCTTCATTATCTGCATCTTCAGTGTAATCTCGTCCAAAATCTAATTTTGTTGGATCTTTCCCCTCAAAATCATTTTCTGGAAGATATTTATCAAGATATCCTCCCATTAAATTTGATTGTGCTACAGACCCGCCCTCACTGCCAGATAATATTTCAGGATCAATATATTGATCTGCTGGAAAATCAATAGCTTTTTTAATTATTTTAGATAATATGAAGGCTCTATCTTTCATATTTTTAGCTCTCTCTTTGCGATTA